AAACTTTGATTTTGTGCAATAAGGGATATTAAAAAATAATAGAAACAATCTATTTTATCCCCTATTTCTTTAAATCTTCGCCTTTTATATAAACAATTCGATGTAAAATTTTCTCTTATTTTTTATGATAATATAACATATATTATAAACTATGTCAACATTATTAAACAATTTCTTTATAATTTTCATCTAAGCTTTTTTCATTAGCTGATTTTTCATAATTATATTTAGAATCTGTGTATTGTGTAAAAATTTGCTCGTAAGTATCTTTAACCAATGAAATTCTTAAATTTTCTTCTAATGATTTATTTTCTTTTCTTCTTGGATAAATGAATTCATACGTATATTTATAAAATGCTAAACTTCTTAATATTAAATCTACCTGGCAATCTAATAATGATATGTCATGTTTTCTTATATGTTCTGTATCAAAGTCTAATATCATACTGCCACCCCTTTCCCCTCTTCTAATATTAATCCAAAATTTGATAATGGGTTCTTTTCTACAGCTTCTTTTACTTTTAAATTATGTACATGTGTATATATTTCAGTGGTAGTGATACTTGAATGACCAAGTATTTCTTTTATTACTAATAAATCTATATCATTTATATAAAGCTGAGTAGCAACCGTATGTCTTAAGCTATGAGTAGTGTAGTTATATTCTTCTAATCCTGCCAATTTAAAAGCTTTTTTACAGATATATTCTACTCCATGCTGTTGAAGTCTTTGTCCATTTTTGTTTAGAAATAATGCTTCATTAATATTAATAATTTTTGTTTTATTTTTTCTTAGATTAATATATTCTTTTAATTTTTTCATACACAAATCATTTAAGTATATAATTCGTTCTTTATTATTTTTACCAATTATAGTTATACTTTTTTTATCAAAATTAATATTATTAATATTTATATTTACTAGTTCAGATAATCTCATACCAGTTTGTAAAAATAGTGTTATTATTAGATTATCTCTAATGTAAAATCTTGAATTAGATATATTAAATATATTTTGAATTTTATATGCATCTTTTAAATTCAGATATTTTGGCAATCTAATTTGTTGTTGAATACCAGGTAAAGATAACATTGGATTTTCTTTCATATTTGTGTTTGTTGGAAAAGAACTAAATATCCATTTATAAAAACTTCGCAAAGATTCTATTTTATTTTTTCTTGTGCTTGGAGAATTATCTTTTAAATAATTCAAATAAACTAAATAAGCTGCTATATCACTTTCTTTTACATTGATTAAAATAAAAATAGTAACATCTTTAGTCTTTATTGGAATATCCCAATATTGTAATAAAAATTTCAAAAAGTGTAATATATTAAAATTATAAGTTGATATAGTATTTTGTGAATATCCTTTTATTATATATAGATACATTAAAAAGTCGTTTAAGATTTTAGGATTTTCTTTTGTTTTAATTGTCATATAAACATCGCCCCCCATAGTTAACATAATACCACGTACTGGTATAATTTGTCAAATTTTTATATTATAACAACAAATTTCGACATACTTTTCAATTAAAACAATGTACAATAAAAAATGATTAGTACGGCTATACTAATCATTTGAATAACTTTTTTAAGTTGTTTAAGTCTATATCAAGTATTTTGGAGATGGCTATTAACTCAAAATCCTTTACAAGCAGTTGGTTTTTCTCAATTAACAATAGTTCATCTCTATTGATATAGACACCGCACAGTTCTAGCTCTTTGGACAGGTCTTTTTTAGACATCTTTTTCTCTTCTCTCGCTCTCTTAATTATTGTGCCAGTTGCATTTTTAAGATTGTTAAATTTCTTCGTCGACATATTTTTTCACTTCCTTTAAAATTTTAAATTTAATCTTGATTTTATAATAAAATATGATAAACTATACGTAGCTACACTGCGTACTTATGAAAAAAATAAAATAATTTTAATAAACGGAGGAAAAAATAATGGAAGATTTGGAATTTGAATATGTTAAGTCACAATATGAACAAAAAAATCTAAGAATAGGAGTTGAACTGGCTAAAGGACGAGTTTTTTTGTTAGATGTGGTAAAAGATACTACTTGTTTAATTTGGGGAGCTAGTTTTACTATTATAATGATAATTTCATTTTTTATTTCAATTTATTGTTTAGGTTTTTTAGGTGGTATTATATATGCAATAATATTTTGTTTATTATATAGTTGTTATATTGGCATTTGTTCCATAAATACTAACTCTAAAAAATTTATATATTATTTTTCTATTATATTCTTAATTATTTCATTTGCATTTGAATTAAAAATTACAATCTTAAGTATTTTTACATGTTTAAGTATCATGTCAGCATATTTATTTTATAATTATATACTGCAAAGAATTGTACAAGAAGCATTAAAAAATAAAGAAGTATTTAGTTTCTTGTTAGAAAGCAACACTATAATATTACTATAATTAAACGGAGGAAAAAATGAAAAGAAAAATTAATATTACTTTTAAAATCTTTATTATAATGTTTATAATTATATCTATAGATAATATATCTTGTGGAGGTTATTTAAACATAAGCAATGAAGAGTACCAGAAACGATTAGAAAGAGCAAGACAAATAAGTAACTCTATTGCAGCAACTAGTAGTGATAAAACATATTCAAATAATTATGTTTTTATTACAGAAAATAGTGCCAAATATCACAAAGCAGGTTGTGATTACCTAGAACGGTAGACCTCATAGAGTAACGTTGAGTTGGGCAAAAGAAAATGGATATGGTGCTTGTAAATATTGTTATCAATTAGAAGAAGATAACTCATATGTTTGGATTACAATTACTATTGTTGTTTCAATCTTCATGACTCTACTCTTAGCATTTGGATTTAAAGAATATTATAAAAATAAACATATAGATGTTAATAATTATAATATAAAACAATAGTTTTACATAAAAAGGAAATTTAAAAACTTAAGTAAAAATGAAAAAGTAACTAATTCTTTCTTGTATAAAAAAATCTAAGTTTGATTTTTTTGCTTAAAAGCATTATAATAGAATTATATTTTATTAAAGGGAAAGAAGGTATATAAAATGAAAGTGAAAGAAATTTTAAACTTAAAAGTAGAAAATTTAGAAAAAATGATGACAGAGAAAGAATATAGTAGAATGCAAAAATTAGGACTTCAATCTTGGGAATTTCTAGATACTCTACAAGATAGTGCAAGATTAAGTGGACAAGATGACGAAGAAGAACATACTACAATTTCAGCTTATTTAGATTATTTAGAAGAAACAAAAGGCGAATTGGAGGAATAAGATGAAGATTCTAAAATTAAAATTATTTCAAGAAGTTGCTACATACAAAAAACCATATGCACTTAAAGTTGAAGAAGTTTATCCTCTACCTCCTTACTCGACAGTTATTGGCTTTTTACACAATATATTAGAAGTAAAAAATGGAGAGAAATTTAATTTTAATGTTTCTATACAAGGTACACATGAAAGTGTTAATCATAATTATGTTACAAAATCAAGATTTGCTTCTGAAGCAAAGAAAAAAGAATATAAAAAGAAATATGGAATAGATATTGATGCAACTACTTTTCCATATTATAATCACTTTTTGTTTAATGTAAACTTGGTAATTCATGTGCAAGCAGAAGATGACATAATAAACAAACTGTATAATAATATTCTAAATGGTAAAGGCAATTACGTTCTAGGAAATAATTCTGATATGGTACGACTTGATGAGGTAAAAATTGTTTCTACACGTCAAGTAAATTTAAATGAAAATATTATTTTAAAATACGATGCCTATATACCTGAAAAGTATTTAACAAATAAAATTCCTGGACAACATTATAAATTAAATACTTACTATAAGATTGATTCTACTAATCAATTAAGAATATTTCAAAAAGAAAATGTTGTATTTGTAGAAGAAGCTTTTAATAAAGAAAACTCTGAGGAAAGTATTGCAAATTCTTTAAAAGATATATTAATAGACGAAGAAAACGACTATTTATTCTTGGCATAAATAAAAAAATACGTCCCAATAATTAATATTGGACGTATTTTTTTTAGCAAGATTTACTTATCTTATATCTTTTGTATATTTTTAGTATTAATTGCACAAGTAACAGTATTATCAACACCAATCACAGCTCTATCTCCATTTATTTCTATAACATTGTATATATCATAATATTTTGCAAAGCTTTTACCGTCATATTGTATAGCATTTACAACTTTTACTTTATCGCCTTTTTTTATTATACTAGAAGAATTGGAATTATTAGTTATACAATTATCATTTACAAATCCTGTACCATTATTAATTAAATAAGGGTTATGTGTTCCAGGATAAATCTTTGTAATTTTTCCAGACTTAATTAATGGATTTAATGCAGTTGTACTTGTACTAGAAGAATATATCTTATTGTATGACACTGTATCTCCAACCTTATATTTTAATTTTGTTTCTTGGTTATTTTCTTCTACTTCTCCATCGCTAGTTTTGTTTATAATACTTTCATTATATAGATAATTCATGTCTACTCTGCCAGAAATTCCATCTACACTACCATCGCTTGAATATTGCCAGATGTCATACTTTCCTTCGTATTCACATTTTTTATAATATTGTGCTACCCAGATTGAAACATTTTTGTCGAATTTACTTGTATCAATATAGTTTTTAAACCAATCTAAATTAGCGTAAATGCCTGCCTTATAACCTTCTGCTTCTATTAATTTAGTAAATTCAATACATTGCTGTGTTAATGTTTCTTTTCTTTCAACTTTAATGCTTTTATCTTCCATATCAAGATAAATTGGCATTTGTAACACTCTATCTTCTAAATACTCTAAAACTTCTTTAATTTCTTTTTTTAAAGTTTCTACAGAATTACAATAGTTGTATATGTATATGCCTGTTGGAATGCCTAATTTCTGGCATTCTTTATAATTTCTTTCAAATTTTGAATCTATATAAAATTTTTCATCATCATAAATATTACCCAACTTTAAAATAACAAAGTTATTATCTTTTTTTACTTTGGTAAAATCTATTATTCCATTTGAACCTGATACATCTATTCCTTTTAACATATATTTTATTCCTCCTTTTTTATTAACTCTGATATCTTTCTTCCTGCTGACTTTACTACTTCATATTCTCCAATTGCAATTGCTAAAAGTAATACTATATTTACTATTCCTGTAACAACACCAGCGAAACTATAATCTGCCAAATAAACTATTCTTATTATTCCTACAATAATAGAAAATGCTAATGCTAACCATTTACTGTCTATAGTTTCTGGTAAAAATCTCTTAAATACTTGTGTAAGTAAAGTAATTATAGTAGAACACCCAACTACTGTTAAAAACATATCCATTGTAATAAATTCCATAATATACACCTCCTCCCTACTTCTTTGCTACCATTTTTTCTAAATTTTCTTCTATAAAAAACTTCAAACGTAGCATTTCTGTTCTTTCTTCATCTGAAAATGATTTTTTAAACCTTTGCGTATACTGAACTGCTAAGAAACCAATTGGTTCTCCCATTTTGTTGTTAATAACTATATCGTAAAAAGATTTTATTCCTTGGTCTTTTTTTAAAGTATATGTAGCAGGCATTTTGTCTTTAATTTCTTCTAAATCATAAATTTTTAATTCTTCCTTATCTAATAAAACTTTTGTAAAAATAGGAAGGCAACTTAAAGGTATAGACTGTAAATACATTTGACATGCTTTTATATTAGCTTTACATACTTCATAGCTGCAGCTTGTTTTTAATGCACTTCTGCCATTTGCATAATGTCCGACCGATTATGAAAATCGTATACTTGCACACGGTCAGCCCCAAGAACTTCTTTTACTCGTTCCATTTTATCAATAATTTCTAAGTCTATTGAACATTGCTTTTTTATTTTTTTAGGTAATGCTGTTTCTATTTCTTTTTTAGTTTTTTTAATTGCTACTATTAGACCACATAATGACATTACTATAGCTGTTAAACTTAATAAAAATGAGTTTATATTTTCCATCTTTAATTCCTTTCATTTTCAGGAGAAAGCATAAGCTTTCCCCTATTTACTTTTTGTTAACTTATTTTTATACTTTTGCATCATTTTTGATTTAGCATAGTCTTTACACTTGGATTTTAGCTTGTCCAAATATTCCTCACTATATATTCCTTGTTTCTTATATTTTTGATACTGTGAATAAGCTAATTTCTCATATTCTTTTTTCATTTCTTCTGTTAAAGACAAAGTATAACTATTCTTAGATAATATGTCTCTGCTAGGATAAAATTGCAAAGAATCTAAGTCACTAGTACGTGTTGTGAATATAGGGTCTTTTCCAAGTGCCTTTCTAGCAACATCTGTTTTCTGTTCTTGTAAAGGTCTTATTTTATCTGCTTTTTCTGTTCCAGACATTGTTAAATCTTTTTTGATAGCTTTTATTTGTTTATTTAATGCTGCCATATCCGAAGTAGCCTGTTTTAATGTCTCTAGCTGTTTGTTTTCTTCTGATGTAATAGTTCCACCATTTAGCTTTTTTGTTAATTCGTTTTTTAATGTATAAATTTCATCAATAGAAGCGGAATTTTCATTTACATTTACTACAAATCTTTTTCCAATAGCATTATCCTCTGCACCCATAACAGGCTTTTCTACACTTAAACCTAGTTTTCCAGATATGTTGTCTATTATATTTGTTACTTGTGTTCCTAAACCTCCAAAATAGCCACTTATTAAGTTATCTATTTTAGCTGGAGAATAATTAAATATTTTACCTAAAAATATTGCTAGCTGAGATGTGTAATCGTAGTATTGCTGACTTTCTGGTAAATCTAAATCATAGCTTTTTACTATATCTGAATTGTAATAAAAGTCTTTATTGTAAGCATTCTCTATTATCGGAGCAATAGCATTAGGTACTAGTCCACCTACTTCATCGGCAGGTAAGTTGTCCATTAATGCTGTCTCTAACCACTTTCCAAGCATTTCTCCTTCTTTACCTTCTTCAATATGTCCTGTCGCTAAATCTAATACATACTCTTCTAAGCTAAGAATACTACGTAAAACTCCCTGTGGTTTTTTAATAGTTACAATTGTTCCACCAATATTTAGAACAAAATTATCACTTTTCTTACGTTGATTTAACTCTTCTATTTCTTTGTCGTCATATCCTATAGCTTTTATAAGTATTGCAAGTACAGATAGTAAAGCTATTCTAGTCATAGTCTTTTTTGTATTTTGCATTACTTTTTCTGAAAATGTATAAACACTTCCTACTCTTGCTGCTGAGAATGGTATTAATTGATTTATTTCCCTCATTGCTGTACCAGTTCTTCCAAAGTCTTGTGTTGCATCTCTTGATTCTATAGCTGCTTTTGTTCTAGCATCTATTTCGCTACCGCCTTTATTCTTGTATGCTTCATAATTTCTTTCAAATACCCTAAACCTAGTTGATTGTTCAGAAAGTTCTGGTATATAAGTCATAATATCAAGTAGTCTCTTTAGTGGTTTAAATGACTCTTTAATTCCTAGCATTTCACTATTTTTAGTTCCATAGATATCTTTCATAATTTCTTGTGATGATTTTCTGTATTGTGAAAGACGTGTAGAGCTACTTGCACCACTTTGTTGATATATATTATATAGATACTCTATCTTTTTAGCATGTTCAGGAGCATATTTATTTACGAAGTTTCTAACAGTTTTATTTTGAGCAGCTAGTATATCTAATATTCCTATTACGTTGTCTATAACTGGTATAAATCCAGCTTCTGAATACATAGCAGCTTGTGCAGTATCTGCAATCATATTTGGAATTGCAAAGCCAATATTAGCCATAGTTGCACCATATCTTAATGGCATATTTAATTTGCTCATTAACTTTAAAAACCAACTATTAGAATTTTTGTCTAAAGCCATAATTGAATTAAATATGTCTTGCTCTGTAAATTGCAAATAAACTCTGTTTCCATTTGTATCTATAAAGCTTGTAATTCGATTTTCCTGGTCTATTTTGTTGTTAGGTGCAAATATATCTATTGTTTTTTCTAAATCTATATTTTCTACATCTACGCCTTGTTTTTTTAGCTCGCTTTCCCAAGTTGATAGTGTTGCTGTTCCTACATGCTGTACTGGTGTAGGTATAACATCAAAGATAGCATTTTGCATACCTAACTCTTCTCCTTGTTCATATAAAGCTCTTAAAACATTATTGTTTTCAACTTGTTGTATAATATTTGCAGAATTTACAACGATATTTTCTAAAACATCTTTAATATCAAGTTCCGAACCAGTTCTACCTTTTATTATCTCTGAAACTGTTCCTCTTCTTCCAACTTGGTTTTTACCTATAACCCTTTGAAATGGTACATAAAATGTATTACTTTCTTTAATTGTATCTGCATTTTCTTGTGTTATTAATCCATTATTAACTGCATACTGCAAAACTCCATTTAATGTATCATATACTATTTGTGCTGCTTCTTGTATTTGTATATCATTTTCAAATTGTTTAACCACAGCTTTACTATCAAGAGTTCTAATTCCAGTTTTTAAAGATTTAGCTTTGTACTCTAAGTCTCTCTTTGCAACAAGATATGCTCTTAAGTCATTAAATCTTTGTGGGTCATTATTTAATATTTCTCCTAATTTATTTAAGCCAGGCATTAATTTATCGCCATTTACATCTATATATCCATCTGAAATCATGGAAACAGCTTTATTGTTTACTCCAGAAGCTAGTCTAGTTAATATGTAAGCATTTCTACTTGGGTCAATTTCACTAGGTTTTTTGCCAGACATTTTTGCCCAATCATTTACTGTAGCTTTCAACAAATAATCTTTATCATATATTAATCTCATTGCATTTTTCTTAAACTTTTCAGGTGTCATTGGTTCTTTATCTGTTTGTTCTCCAATTGACATATTACTTAATATTCTATTTTTTGGATTTTGATGTATGTAATTGTACAATTGATTTTGAACTCTAGTTAAGAAGTCATTAATAGATTTGTCTTGCTGTCTAACATTATCTATAAATGAAGAAGTCTTAGGATAAAGTTTTTCCGCTAAGGATTGATTTATAATATAAACTCTAACTACCTCTGCCCAACCTTCTTCTAATTGAACTGTTTTTGTATCATTCTCGTAGCCACCATGTCTTTGTACAGCTTCTAGCAATTCATTTTGCAATTCTCCTTTATTAATTGTTACTCTTTGTCCTAAATCTAAGGCATGTCCAACTTCGTGAAGTATATTGTCTATATCTTTAAGCTCTTTTACTCTTATAAAGTCATTTTTAGATTTATATATACCATAAGCAGGCTCTCTGAAATGTCCTTTTAGTATTTTCTTCCCTAAGTAATTTTCTATAGTCTTTCTAATGTCAGTTAATTTTGTCACTGGTATATTATTATCAAAAGCTCCCATAGATTCTACAAGTTCTATTTCTTGTTCGATTAATCTCTCAGAACTTTGTGCATTTGTAGCACCTCTATTATAATCTATAGATAATAACGTTTTTAGATAATTGTTATCTTTAGCATTATTTATAAAGTTCTTGTCATCATGTGTTCTTTCATCATATGGTACGGATTTTTCATATCTATTTGTTGCTTGATTGTTGATATTTATATTTTTAGCTATATTCTGTAGAATTTTTTTATCTATAGTTTTTACATTTTCGTTTTGTTCTAATGTACTTTCAACTATATTCATAAAATCTTTTGTACTCATTTCGGATACAATAACATCTGGAATCACGATATCTTCCATATCTGCACCATAATCTGTTTCAGTTCCTGTAAAAATATGTACTTTTTCATAATCTGTTACATGATGAGTAATATCATATTCTCTAAAGAAACTCATTCCATCAACTGTTAAATTGAAAACAGATGCACCATTTGTAATCCAACCATTATCTTCCGCAATTTCTCTTTTCAATTTTTCTAATTCATTATCGTTAATTTCTAAAATATCATTTATACCATATATTGTTTTTAAATCTTGTTCGTTTCTTTCATCATAAATATAATCATCTACCATATCTTCCCACATAGAAACACCACTTTTGTGGTCTTTACCTTTAAAACCGTCTTTACTATCAAATCTAAAGTATAATGATTGATTATTGTATTTTAATGAATCTGTTTCTTTATCATATACAACTTTATTTTTAATAGCTTTTTCAAATCTAACACCTTCACTATTTGAAATACGCTGTTGTCGTTCACTTTCTGTAGAATAATATTCAATAGGAATTCCTTTGCTTTCTAATTTGTCGATTATTTCTTTAGATGCATTTCGTGGAACAATGGCTTTTTGCACTTCATCAAATCCAACAGCCCTTTGTGGTTTTGCTTCAAAATATTCTGTAGGTACATTTCTTAAACTGTTTAAAAAGTCAACTGCATCTTTCAATACATTCTTAGGCACATTATCTATAGAAACATAACTTAATTCATTTTCTAAAACATCAATAGTTACATTTCTTGATTTTGCAACTTCATTTAATGCTTCTGCTATTGTATCTGTACTTCCAAAGTATCTATCTATCTTATCATATTTGCTAATTTCTTCTGTTAATTTATAAAAGTCATCATATAATTTGCTTTTTAATTCTTCCATTTCTTCAGCTGTTACAAGATTATTTTCCATTTTGTGCATTTCTTCTATTGATTTAAACTTTTGAGCCATATTAGCTCGAATTTTTGCAACACCAGTACTAAAAGTATGTTCACTTCCTTGTGTTGATTTTTTAGTCATATATTTAACGATATTATCTAAGTTGTACTCAATAGACATTTGAGTTAATGATTTTCTACTTCCGTCAGGATAATAAGGGTCAACGCCATCTTTCATTATCCTTTTTTGGTCTATCATTTCCATTGCACTAGCAAATAAATTTTCTACTTCTTGAGCAGAAACATTATCGTTTGACCTTTCTAATTCATATTGTATTATTTCCTTTGCTCTAGTAAAATCATTATTCTGTATATACTCTTCTATCATATCAATATAGCTTAAACTAATACCATTTTGTTTAGCAATATTTTCAAATACTTTTGCTTTTGTTCTATTAAGTGTGTATGCAATTTGTGGCTTTCTAGTTGAATATATATCGCTATTGTATGTAACATTACGTCTGTCTGTAGGATTTATTGTGTCTTTATTAAACAACAATGTAATGTCTCCATATTCCAATACTGGATTTTGATACTTAGTTATAGCAATGCTTGGTACTGGTAATGCCCCTAAATCTAAAGCTTCTAATAATTTTTCTTCACTTGTATTGTGCTGTGCTATTAATGTTTTATTATTTGAAGTTTTAGTCATTTTTTCATATCTAATATCTGGATTAGAGGTTGGTTTTTGATTATCTATATTTTTAAACTGATTGCTTTTAAAAGTTATATAATCGGTGCCTAATTTTGCTTTTCCATTGCTATAAATACCTTCATCATATATATTTTGTATGATAATTCCGTCAGCGTTTAATTGTCCATCATCTATTGCCTCTGATATTGCTTGTACCAAATCTGCCGTAGAGGTTCTCGTTTTGCCTTTTTCTTGCCATACAGATGCTCCTTGCTCGTGCAAAAATTCTCTTACATTATTAATTCCAACAATCTTAATATTATCAATATCTATCATTGACCATTTTTCTTTTTGTGCGTCTATTACTATTGGATTTTTAATATTTAGGTAACCTCTATATATGCCATTATTTCCAGTATAGGTACTAGCAACATCTTCTCTACTTGTATAAAAATTAACATTTCTTTTAAATTCAGTAAATCCAAAATTGTTAGTACCATGATATACAACCAACAAATTACCATTTTCATCTCTTACTTTACTATCTTTAAAAAATTCTTGTTGTGTCTTAGTTAGTTTATTTCCTTGGCTGTCATATTCATTTGCAATACTTATTTTTTCTGCTCTTGTATTATTTTTTGTATTCTGCATAGACTTATTATTAACATTAGTTTTGACAGAATTGTTTTTCTGTGATATACTAGTGTTAACAGAGATATTGCCGTGAATTAGCACCGCCTTTTGGCAACGCTAAGGCAGTATCTCCTTTATTTATTTTAAGCTCTATTAATCTTTGAAGCCTAAAATGAAATCCGTCATTTTTTTGTGTTACATCAAATTCTACTAAGAATGGTTTGTTATTTATAATCACTTGGTTTGTATAGTATTTCCAATTCTTGTATTGCTGCCTATTTTTGGTTTCTTCTCCATAACTAGTTTGTTTGGCACTCGATATTATTTGCTCTATTTTACTTAATGCTTGTATATGTTCTTTTAAAAATTTACTTTGAAATTTATTGTTGTAAGCTTTATAGGCACTTTCCTTAATATCTTCTAAAATAACCTTTATATTTATTCCTGAATCTTTATTAAAAAATATTCTTTTTTTATTATTTTCACTAAATATTTTTTTAGAAAGTTTTATGTACTCATTTTCACTTATTTTTTTAAAGTTTGTTTTTTCAAGAGTGTCTATATTTCCTATTTTTATATTAGTATGGAAATTATCTTCAGCCTTCTTTCGTTCTCCTTCGATTAATTCTGAAATATTATTATACTTAGTTGCGTTGCCTGTTAAATTTGTATTAGCACTTCTTCTATCAATAATCTTTTCTCCAAAAACTCTAACATCTTCATCATCTATTACACCATAATTGCTATCTTTTTGTGTTTCTTTATATAAGCCTAAGTTCTTTTTAGTATTTACATAGTTTTCACTTGGCTGCACATCTTGTCCATAAATATTTCTATATCCATCTGTTAATGCAGAATCTATATATGTAACTATTTTTCTTGACAATGGAGTAGTTATATTGCCGTTTGAGATTTCTTCTAATGATTGAGATATTTGATTCCATGAAGCTCCAGTATTGTCTTTAATTGCTTCTAGTTCTCTTGTCGTACTTCTCTTTTGTCCTGTCCAAGTATCTCCAGTTTTGTATCTTTGACCTGGTGTAGAATTAGATAAATCATCTAAGAAGTTTGTAGCCATAGTTTGTACATCTTGTTTTAATTCCGAATTACTTTCAATTATGTCTGGAGTTATAGGTATATCCGTCTGAGAAACGTCAGAATTAGTTTTAACGGCATTATCATTTTGAGATGACATGTTTTGTGTTTCATTATTTTGAACGTCTGTATTATTATTCTGGAAAGTTTGAGCAGTATTTCTTCTTTGTACAATATCATTTTGTATTGTATAGGCAGTATTTAATAATGCATCTCTTACAGAATAATCTGACATAGCAACTTTTTTATTAATAGCAGTGATGTCTCTTTCTTTTAAGTTAATCATTTTACTATTAAAACCTGCTTCTGCAGCTAGCATAGAAGTGTATGGTGTAGTATCTAATCTTAAACCTGTTTCAGTATCTATTACTGTATATATATCATTGCCAGTTTTTACTATAGCAGGTTGTACATTAACCTTTTTGTTCGGATTGTTTATAGATTTTCCTCTAGTTTCTTCCACATTTGCTATAGTTCCATCTGCATTAAATGTTGAAACATAAAGCTTTTGTGGAATATCTTCATTTTGGTACATCTGTTCTATTTGTTTATTTAAAGAATCATCTACTACAGCTTTAGTAACAATTTTCTTTTCTTCTTGTGTTAGTTTTCTTCCTAATTGTTCTTCTGCAGATTTAGTAGCAGAGTTTGAATTTATTATCATTGCTGTACTACTACCTAAACCAGCACTTAAAGCAGCTAATGTCATTTGTTCAAATACATCTGCCCAATTCCAATCATAGTGAAAATCTGCTTCTCCAAGCTTGTCAATAATTCTATTATCTGCAAAGAAGTTTCCTGTATAAGACAAAAATTCTTCTGCAGCTTCTCCAGTCATTTTAACGCCTAAATTAGCTAGTGTTTTTGCAGCTTTTGATGTGAATTTTGACACAAGTTTTTTACCAAACTCATCTGTTATCTCATTTCCACCAACTCCAAGAACTCCAAAAATACCTTCTGTAGTTCCTTCAACACCTCCACTTATAAATGCTTTTGTCCATCTTTCAACTTCCGATACATTTGGCTTGCTATTAGCTTCTTGCAATCCACCTGCCATACCTCCTGCAATTGCTAATGTTGGTAAATTTAAAGTCTTTCCACCAAGTCTCAAACCTATATTACCACCACTTAAATTAGCACCTAGTTTAGAACTTCCTATTGTTTTAGTTCCAGTTTTAGCAGATAAACTACCTCCTATTCCAGACAAGCCTAATGTATAACCAAATAGCTCCACTACTTGGTCTGTATTAGTTCCAAGAACAGAAGAGTTTTCATATCCTTGCTTTTCTCCTGTTTCATTAATAAATTGATTTAGTCCACTAGCGTAATTTTCAACAATATTCTTATCTTTATCATAAGTTATTCCTGCTGGATTAATTACTTTTTCTGGAGTACCGTTTACTAAGTTGTATAACATACCTACAGTACTGGCATTTGCCACTTTACTAGTAACATTTTGCGTAATATTTTTATCTGCAAAGTTTCTTGTTTTCTCCGCAGCATCTTTAAATCCTAAAATATTCTGCACAGTAGCTACTACGTTTGTACCAATATCCAAAACATTTTCTATAGGAGATAAAATACCAGTTGCTAAATCTTGTACTATATCTGTTCCTGTACCTAAAATAGTTTTAGATATATCTCCAAATTGGTAACCATCTTCAAGTTCATTTGCTTGAAACCAGTTCTTTTTTTCTTTTGCATTATTAATAATACTAATTTCTGTTTTTTTAGAATTAGGAGCTTGTACATTAGATGCTTCTTTTACTTTATTTTGTAATTCTTTTTGTTGTTCAGGAGTTAATTTATTTACATTAACTTCATTTTGGTTTTCTGCAGGATTGTTAGATACTTCTGTTTCTTGAATAGGAGTTGTTTTTTCGCTATCGTCAGAATTAACATTTCTATCAATTAAATCCATAAAAAATTTACCATTTTCTTCTGACTTTGCTAATTCTTCTTGAGAAACAGTTCTTATTGTATTATTCTTTCTAGGATTTATACTATTTGAAATTTCTCTTGCTCTATTAAATCTATTAATATATTCTTGATTAGTATACATATTGGAATTATCAACTGTATTTTTCCTAGCATTAATAGAATTAGATATTTGTCTTGCACGTTCTAAACGTTTTTTTCTTTCTTCTTCATCTATAATCAACTATATTGCACCTCCTTGTTATAAACTGTCAAGATATTCTTTTCTTGCTGCCCATAATCTATCTTCGTCTGTTGGCTCACTTAAACCATACATTGCTAGTAAATAAGCATAGTCATTATCATTAAGACGACCGGCTGTGTATTCGTTTGTTACATAATCCCAAACTTCTGGCTTTTGTGAATTGTCTATTGTATATTGTTTAGTAGTATCATCATATACTGAATATCTATTATTTATAATGTCTTTATATGTACTTAAATTAGATTTACTAGAGCTTGAGCTTGACCCATATTTTGACTGCATTTGATATTCATAGTTCATCATTTCTTTATCATATTTATTTTTTAAGTTATATTCATAATCTGCCATTTCTTTGTCTAATTCATTTCTTAATTGATATAAAGCTTTATCATTTTCATATTGTAATTCTAATTGTTCTCGCATTTTCTTAAGCTCAAATTCTTGTTGTTCTTTAGCAAGTCTTGCTTCTCCAGACAATGTTCCAACTGGCACACCTAAAATTTTAGCAGCTTCGTTATCTACATAACCTAACTCATCTACTCTTTTCCAAGCATTTTCAAGTTCGTTTTGTTTCTTTTGATACTCAAACTTTTTATTCTCGAATTCTCTATCTTTAGCGTCTTTCCACTGTTCAAATTGTTGAGAGTCATAATTCATTACTAGTTGTGCGGTATCTGCTAAATTTCCTAAATATTCAATCCAACGGTCATGTGCTTTTTCTTCATATTGAGGGATTAATTCAGATACAATTCTTGCTACTCTTTCATTTGTTGAGGTAGAATTTAGAACGCCTGAACCTGCCAAACTCTGTAATGTACTATTTGCAGCATATTCTGTAGCAAGCTTTAATGCTTCATCTTGGTTTGGGTCATATTGAAAACCTTTATTTGTTTGTGATAGCATTTCACTAATTAAGCTGTTAATGGTATCTGAATATGCACTTTGATATTGCCCTTCTACAGAGTTTATATTTGAAATTGTAGGAGTAACAATTGTACTTCCAACACTAGTTTTCTTTATCCCACTTGCTCCTATCCCAGTATTGGGATTTTGAGATGTTTGTTTGTTATTTCCAAACTTATTTGTATAGCTATTATATATTTGGTTAAAATCTATTACATTTGTGTTAGTATTTTGCGGATTATATGCTTGTGGTCTAGGTGCTGTACTTGCTTGCTGTTGTAATCCATTTATACCATTATTAACGCCAGTCATAACTTGATTTGCAGATTGAGCAAATTGATTATTATTAGGTTGTGCTATTTCAGGTTGCAATTGTATTGGAATAGTTATTGGAGTTATTGGATTACTAGTTTGCTGTGCTTGTGGTATAGCATCATTTTGCTGTACAGGAGATGTATTAGTATTATTAACATTATTTATGTTTTGCTGTGGATTACTTGTTGCCTGCATAACTCTATTTGTTTGTAAAAACGTATTTGGCATATTTGTGCTCCTTTCACTTGTTATATATTCCATTTAATTTTTCTTTCCAATTATTAATTGTAGAATCTGCATTGTTACTTAAATCAAATGTATTTACTCCTACAGCATTATTTAAAATGCTTTTCCAATGTGATAATGTAGATTCTACAGTAGGATATAATTGGTAACTTCCTTTGTTGACTACATTTAGTTGCCTTGCCCACTCTTTTAATGTGTCTGAATTTGTCGAATAACGTCTAAAATACATTATCTTAAATGTGTTCTATCTATTCTTTCCATTGCATACAAAGTAAAATCTCCCTTTCCTGAAATTTCAAAAGTATAACTATTTACATTTTGCATGTCATTTGGAATAAGAACACACTCTGTTTTATTTTTACCTGGGCTTAAGGCTTTTTTCTTTTCATAAGTTTTATTGCTATCTGTAATTACTTTTATATTAACTTCTGCATTTTCTGCCAAATCATAATTAAACCACAATGCAGATAAAGACTTTTTCTTACTTAATACACCATTTTTAAATTCTTTTGTTTTCATATAAAATGGTATAAGTTCTTGGTATGTAACATTGTTACCATCTACAAACTCATTTGCTCCATATGTTCTTGTGTATACATTTGCTTCTCTTTTTCCTCCTGTAAGTTCATAAATAGTTCCATTTGCTGTTAAACCATAGATTGGATTAGGAGTTTGACTAAAGTTTAAATCGTTATAACTATCACATATTGTTGTGTAATATAATTCATCTTCATTATTAATTGGTTGTAACTCTTTAGTCCATTTTCTTAATCTTTGGTCAAATATTAAAAAGAATTTATAATCTGGAAACCAAAAATATACTTTATTTTCACTTGCAGCTACACTTATATTTCTAGCTTCATTTATCGTAATTCCATAAATATATTGCTTTATTCCTCCTGTCACGCTATTATTACCAGTTGGTTCTTCTATCTGTCTTATTGAACTTCCATCATATTCATAAATAGAGCGACCAAACAACCAATAAAGCATTGAATTATGTACTTTACATGTACACTGGTCATAACAGCCAATATTATTGTCTAATGAAACACAAGTGTAAGAATCTGCTTTTCCTGCCATAACATTTGAACCATAATATAAATGCATGTTTTCTTGCGAAAATACAATTAATTTATCATCAAAAGAAACCAATCCTGTTATTTGATTACAGTTAGGTACTCTATCTTCTCTACTGTTTTCTGTACTAGTCCAGTCCATAGGATTTTGTAACGCACTAAAGTACAACATATTTCCTTTGCTAGCCATCATTCTATTTTTGTGATAGCACATATGTTCAAAGACAATATCTTTTTTATCATTATCTTTTGGAAGTGGTACTATTTCAGGAGTATTAAGTGAAGATAATGGCAATTTGTGTCTTGTTGGTGTTACACCATCTCCATATAAAATCATATATTCGTTGTTCCCATCTGCATAATAGACATGATTAAATTTATTTCCTACAATGTTATTTGCTATTACTGTACCTTGCATATCTTTTAATTGTGTTCCCTGTATATAAAATAAATATTTTATTCCTGCAACTCCAAAATATTTAATATCTGCACCTTTTAATCCTGGATTTTTTACCATTGTTCTTCCGATACTAGTTCTTATTGCAGGATAATTGTCTAAACACATATTATGCATATCTTGGCACTCATCGTCTTGTATTGCCTGTGGAGGATAAATATTACTTATACCACCAGATAAATAGTTAATTTGATTACTACTCTTTACTTGCACATTTTGTAAATATGGATTAGTTTGCAATATTATCTCCTCCTTTTAAATTTGTATAATCTATTTATAATTGGATAACCTGGTTGCTGTTCATATTTATTTTCATTAGCTTTTTGTACTAAATTGTTATATAAAAGTATATATTCATTTGCTAGTTCTACATCTGGATTGTGTCCTGACATTGCTATAATAGACATGATGTTATATTTAACTAAATCTATATAATTGTCGTCTAATTCTATGTAATTATCTAAAGAAGTAACCATTTTAGGCTTTTTTCTGTAATAAATATCTACTTTTCTAACTCCTTGTGGCACAGGATATATACCAATTAATCCTTCTCTTCCGTCATAATATCCAGGTTCACTCATTTTTTGATTAGGTATATATGGTCTTAACTTACTAAATCCACCCCACTCATACTTATTATTTTGGTCTTTTTCATTATTTGAGATAGTTACCCCTGTAATCATTTCTATTTGGCAATCTTCTGGAAGTGAATATAACTCTTGATTAGCACTTGTAGTAAATGTATAAAACTCTTGTATTGCTAAATCTTTATATATTTTTTTCATTGTTTCATTTATCCATAAGAATAAACTTTCTTCGCTGTATTCATGTGGTAATCTTACTTTAATATCATCTAATACTTGTCTTACTGTAGTTTTACTTATTGTAGCCATATTACACCTCCTATTTAGCTCTTATAATATATTTAGTATTTTCTTGTCCTGTACTTAAATTAGGTATATTAAAAGTTTCAGGCAAGTTAGTATCTTCATTTACAACAATATTATTTAGTTTAGAATATAAAGCAATGTAATTAATAGTATTAACAGCTTGTCCATTGCACTCTAAATAATTTGAAGGAACGCTACCTTTACCTGCATAAATTACAACTCCTGCAATAGGAATTAAAGCAGGTGTTGTAGATTGTGATTCACTCCATAATTCTGGAAATTGTCTTATTTCTATGCCTTCTATTTTGGAGTTTACATTATTTCCAACAAATATCACTTCATCTGCTCTAAACAATGTATTTGAATAGTAATACTCCCCTTTTGGTACAAATATATATTTTGAACCTATTTCTATTGCATCATATATAGCTTGTTGTATATTTAATCTATTGTCTGTTGTTCCATCTCCAACAACTCCATAGTTTTGAAGTGGTACTATTCCAAATGTATAAAAGAACATATCTTGTAATTCTTTCATTTTTACTAAATTTCTTATATCACTCATTATTGCACCTCCTGCACATTTAATGTTCCTGTTTCTACTACTCCCATGTTTCCTATAAACGTTTTGCCAGATTTAACATCTGTAGCCAAAGCACTTAATCTTCCTGCACTCGAAAAATCTTTATAGTACATGTCTCCATTATATTTTAAGCCAATTAATTTTTGCCTATCAAAGGAAACCCCTATCATTGAATATGTATATACAAAAGGTGTAGGTTCAACTCCATTTCCAGTTCTTCCAGATACGAAAAATACGCCTTTAAGACCTGGTATAGTTTTTAAGTCTGGAGTATATGTTATTGAAATATCTTGTTCATATAATTTTGTGACTACTTCTGCTCCTTCATAGTTAAGTTGATAGCAAAAAACTTTGTAATAATATTTAGAATTTTTATACTCATAGTGTGAAGTAAATAAATATTTGCCAGTCAAACTAAAAATATTTCGTTTGTCTCCATATATTGTACCCATTGCTATATATTCTTCTGAATTACTTGCTTGCCAAATTGTATCTCCAACTTCTACTTTTCCATTAATATAATCAACTACAAGTTTTTCTATTAGATTTGAGCTAACGGCATATAGAGCATTTGGTGTTATTAAAGTTGAGTCATATACGTTAACTCCTGATGGCAGTTTAACTTCCGATATTTTTGTAAAGTTTTCTGAATATATAGCAAAAAAACCATAGCTTGAATTGTAGTTTTCATATTTTTTTAAATAAACAATTCTATCATTGTTTAAGAAAGTCACATTTGCAGCACCTTGTATGTTATCTAACTCTCTGACATATCCGTATCCTTCATTTTTATTTGTATCTTGAATATAATATGAAAAATCGAATATTTTCGTTATACAATTTGTACCATTGTTTGCCTTTTGATATGTTACAGCAAGTTTATTTGAATATGGGCTCCAAGTTATTTTTGGACTGACAGCTGAATAATTTATAACCTCAGATATAATTAGCCATCTTTTATACATAGTTTCTTGTGATGTACTTCCTTCTACCCCTGCTTCGTAAGTTTCATTTGCAAGAATCTTTACAGAAGAACCACTGTTTAAAGATGTAGTTAAAGTAAATACATATACTCTTACAGCTCCATTTGGGTTATTTGCTTCTTTTTGGCTCATAAGTATTGCTAATTTACATTCATATCCACTATAATTTTCGTCAGAATTCATTCTTGAACATGAAATTTCTAGTACGTTATAATTATTTATAATGTCCTCAGGTATTCCCAAATCAATTAATTTGAAATCTGGTGTTTTTACTTCTCCATATTGATTTTCTACTTTTCCAAAAGTTCCATCACTGCTCATTCTGTAATATGTTTCTAGCGTTTGAGTGTTTTTATTATAAATAACCATAACATTTCCATCTCCAGTTACAGTTACCCAGTTATAATCAATTTTACTATTCTTTACGCCTGCGTAAACCTGAGGTCTATCCTCCGATTCTTCATAAACAAGTTCAGCATTTCCAGTCATAGGATAAGGGTTATCTGGATTAAATTGGTTACCACTATTGCCACTATAAACAAAAGTTCCATATACTTTTTTACCATTAACATATGCAGTTTTTCCTCTTAATATATCACCTGCTGTAGCTGTAGCATCTGATGTATCTAATCCTGTCTGTATTTTTCTTACATTGTTTGCCATAGTAGAAAAGCTATCATTAGCAGAGGTTTTAATTCCTTTGTCAGTAATAGCCCCTGCTATTAAGCCTTTTCCACTACTGACAGATTGAAAAAGTTTATCTATATTTGAATTTATGCCATTTATACTTTTATTAATATTTGTTACACTATTATTCAAACTTGTATTTAAGTTAGACACATTTTTATTTGTGCTTTTTATTGCATTTTCTAACTCTGTAAAATTAGCATTTGAATCTGATACAACCTGTTTTATCTTTGAATCTGTATATGCTTTTTGGTCTGTTGCTACTTTATTAATTTTTGCTGTTAAATTTTGATTTAATGTTTTTAAGTCTGAAATTTTAGCAAATTGTGAAAAATCTTGACTTTTTATTGCAGAATCTGCATATCTTTTTGCTTGTTCTAATATTGAAGTATCTTGTGTATCTATATATTTTCTTAATGCTAATTCTGCTCTTTCGTGATATTGCTTAACCCATAATTTTGTTGCATATTCTTCTGCTGCAATTCCTCCTAAATGGTTAGAATCATTTGATAAATTTGAATCTGGTCTTCCACCACTTTGAGCTGTATATTTGCTTATTTCTTCAAAAGAATTTGACATATTAATCTCCTTTCGTAAAATCTAAAAAAATAAAGGGAAACAAGAACTGCTTCCCTTTTAGTTATGCTCCTACAACAACGTTTTCTACGTTACTTGATTTTACAACTCTATTTAGAGCATCAACTTCAACAACAACAATTTTGTTTCCAGAAGCACAAGCTATATCTGTATTTAATAGTAATGCTGTATAATCACTTGCTGAATCTCCATAGCTTGGTTTATTTACAGAAGCTCCAACTTTATATTTTAAAGTTCCACCACTATTTCCAGTAACATTTGTTACTTTAGTATGAGTAGTATCTGCTCCTGCAGCTAGTGTTACATCTAAACTACCTAAAGCAGTTGTTGATGTACCAGTAGAACCAACTAATCCTCTCCAATCACAGTATCCTACATCATAACGTGTATAACCATACATGTTGTAGTCCATTTGGTCAAAGATTTTCTCTGAACCAAAGATAGGTGCTTCTCTTCTTAGGAATAGCAAGTTTTCAAATAATGGGTCTTGAATAAACCAAGGTTTTGTAAGTCCTGTTGGGTCGCTTAAGTAATCCCATACTACGATTTCTAAGTTTGGTACAGTATTTACATCATTAAAGTTTGTTCCACTTTGTAAAATAGAATTTACTATTGCTTTTGCAACAAACTCTAATTCTGGACATACTACTAACCTTTTAGCAGAAGCAACAATTGGTAGTCCTGCTTCATCTTTTTGTAGTCTCATTAATGTCATAGCTTCTTTTAAAGATTGGTCGCTTAATTCTGCTTGAATTAAGTTAGAAACTACTCCTGTAGCATTTATCAATGGGTGGTTTGCAGAGAATAAAGATACTCCATCATAACCTACATTAGTAAATCCATTTTTGATTACATTAGATGTATGTGTTTCCTCAGTTCCTCTTAAACCTCTTCCTAAAGCTTTAGCAGAACCACCTTTTCCTATACCTTCCATAACATTGTAAAGGTCATCTTGTACTAATTCCCATGTAAGTTGATAAGCTTTATCGTATCTTTTTGCTTCAAATAAAGCTGTCTCTCCTTCGTCGAATTTGTCATGATTGAACTTTTGACCTTCTGTGTTTTCTTGCCATAAACCAAAAGCTCCTAGGTGTGGATAGCTTTGTTGTTTAGCTCTCATTTTATCTGTTTTAAATATCTTTTTGTAAGTTGCTGGTACTTCGTTGTAAGAATCAAAGAATATTTTTTTATGTATTGGTGTTAATAAGCTAGCAAAATTCTCTCTTGTTAGCATTTGTGCTGTTGTTGGCATATTAGCCACCTCCTATATTTATTTTTTAGGTAAATATAGGAATGAAAACTTATTTTACTTTTCTCTTATTGTATTCGTCATAATCATTAATCGAATTAGAGTTTTTAGCTGCTAAATAATCTTTAATATCAATTCCTGCCATTTGTGCTGCAGCTATTTCTAATGCTGTTGCTTTTGGTGTACTGTCAGTATTTTTTACTGCATTACCTCCATTTGAATTAATATTTTGTAGAATTTCTTTTCTAGTTTGATTATTTTGTAGCTTTGCCTCTACTTTCTTTTCTATCTCCCTATTAGTATTTTGAACCCTATTGTGATTTACTGCATAATAAGCTTGTTCTACGCTTAAGCCTTTGTCGACTAAAGGTCTTATTTCGTCCTCATGCTCTAATATGTCAGAAAATTCACTATCTTTAGACTTCTCTGATAGTTCTAGCTTAAACTTCATATCTGCAAGTTCTTTTTTTAATTGCTCTGAACCTTTGTCCTTTTTATTTATTGCTGCACTTATTGACTTTGCAATTTCAGGGTCTACGCCACCTTCTATCAATTCGTCTACTGTATTCTTTTCTGGTGCTGTGTTAGTTTTTTGAGTTAATTGAGCTAATTGTTCTTTAAGTTCTCTATTTTCTTTTTCAGCAGCTTTTCTCAATTTTCTCTCATAGTTTACGCCTTTTTGAAGATTAACTTTTTTGTCATCTTCTGGCTCTTGTGGATTTTGATTATCTTCTGGTTGATTATCTTGGATTGTATCATCTACTACATCATTATTTGCAGTATCGTTATCTCCAGTATCAACTGTTGGTAATGCAATTCCATCTTCTGTGTTTACAGGTATTGTACCTAAATCAATTCCGTCTAATTCCATGTTAGCTCCTTTCCATTTTTTAGCCAGTGTTATGTCACTCTAGTGATTTTTAGCCAGGTTTTCTCCTCTAATTTATTTAAAATAAAATATTAATATCAATTTAATGTACTTTTATGTGATTTGTTAGTCCAGATTTGTTTTTAAATATCCTTTTACATACTGGACATATAAATTCATTACTTGTTGCCTTAGACTCCTCAGAATTTATTCTAGGCTCTTCTGTGACTTCTTTTGTAGATGTATTTGTACTATTATCTATTTTTGATAATTCTTTTTGCATTATTCCTTTAATAACATAAGTTTGACCTTGTTGCTTTAAAAGTAATAATGTTTCTCTATTGCAACATGGACAGTTTGTTTTGCTTAAATGTTTTACTGCTCCACCATATAAAGTTTCGCCAACTCTTTGTAGTTTTGTTATATCATTTATTTTAAATTCATAACCACATTTGCAAACTTGTCCATTTTCTAATTCATATCCGTGATAATTCATCTTGATACTCCTTTCTGAAACGGGTCATTTTCGACCCCTTTTTAAATCTCTCTTAAATAACTAGTCTGTACATTACCATTTGCATTTAATCCTTCAACTCCTGCATTCATACTTTGTTGTAATGCTTGCTCTTGTTGTGTCTTTTCAATTGTTTCTTGGTCATATACTCCAATCTGCTGTTGTTCTTGTATAGTTTTTGGTATTTCTGGAATATTTAATCCCACTTGTTTTACTAACCAATTTCTATACTCTGGAGTTGTTATAGCCTTATCTACATATGATTGTCTTACTATACTATATCTGTATGCTCTATTGTTTGGTAATCCTGCACCAACTGATACACTTAAATCAAACATAACTTGTCTTGTTTCATTATATACTTGCATATATTCGTAATCTTCTGGTTTAGCATCTTTATGAGCTTCTTTATATGCATTTCTGTATTCAGTATCTGCTTCTGTAAGAATAGGAATTCTGTTAAGCCCATCTGGATTAAATGATGTGAACTTATCTTTTCCATCTTCTCCAACAATTCTAAATATCATTGTTGTATTCCAGTTAAGTAGTGCTAACTCTATTGCATATTCAAATACTTCGGATAATGTTTCTTGTAATAAACCTTTTTTGTGTTCAATCATGCTATTACCTGAATTTTGCAATGCTAAGCTCTCTGTAGCTGTTCCAACTCCTGCTTGTTGTTTACCAATCATTTGGTCACTAAATCTTGTTACAATTGTTTTATCATTGTTTATTGTATCTGCTCTTTTTTCTATTAAATATTGTGGTATGTTAGGTGGCTGTAGCCACTTCATACCATTTATGTTATTTGCTACTATTGTTTGTCCTGGTGTATTTGTTACTTTTTCTGCATCTATACCAGAACTTGTTTCAATTATTGGTATTGGGTTACCAGTTAGTCTTGCATTTCTTAATATACTGTCGTCAAGTTCATCTATCTGGTCTGATATAGGAAGTACTAATTCTGCACTTGCTTTTGCCCATACCGTATTTTCTCTATACATATCTGGAGTTAAAAAATATGGATATTTACTATTTGGAAATAGTTCCAACTCTTCTGCTTTTAATTCGCTAGCTTCTTTAGTCTTTCCTTGTTCTAATAGTTTAGTTTGCTTTTCTATTAGTTCGTTTTCTCTTTTTTCAGATACTTTCTTTAATTCTTTTTTAGTATCTTTTAGAATAACTCCATCTGCTGACATTTCTACTAGTCTTAATTTAATTTTTCCATTTTCTTTGTATCTAGTCCATACGAGTAAATGTACGTATTGCTCTTCTTCGCTATTTTGAATTAAATTTTCTATTGGGTCATAGTTTGCTATTATACAATCCGCAATGTCATCTCCATATTCCATCTTTGCACTATAAATTGACTTTGCTTTTGCTTCTATTATGTATTGAGCTTCTTGTATGTCGTACACATCTGTTATTGATGGGTCTATGAATAATTTAGATGGGTGTATTGGTTCAATTATTGGAAGTCCTTTTCCTTCTAATTTGTCAAAATTCCATAAAACTCTAAATATACCAGTTCCAGTCATTTCTCTACGTCTTTCGTGTACTTCTATCTTACGATACATCTTATTCTTATCTTTTATAAAGTCTGCAATAGTTCTTACTTGGTCACAAAATGGTTTGTCGCCTGGCTCTCTTGGGTCTACTTGTATTGCTAGTGTTTGGTCACACAGCAACGCTGTTTTCCCTTCTACATTTGCATTTGTAATGTTTGTGTTTGGTGCTGGGTCATCTTCGTCACTGTAATCGAAATCGCCTTCCCAATATTTAGCGATATCGTCCCACTTTTTCATTAAACCAAGTCTTTGCTTATCTTCATAAGCTCTTCTATACCACATGATAAATTGTTCCGCTTCTTCAATCTCTTTTTCAGACATTAATGCTGCTCTTTTAGCTCTCTTTTGCTTTACAATCTCGTCATATTCGTTTGCTTGCTCTATTCTATCTTCCATACACTACTCCTCTTTTTTGTTAGTTTGTAATGGTATTCCACCTTTTTGTTTCACTGGTTCATATAATCCATCTTTATTTTTATATTTGTCATAAGCTCGTCCATTTAAAACGTTACTAAAATCTGTCGGTGCAATTCTTGCTCTTATTCTTGCTTTAGGCTCTTTGTTAGAATGTTCTATATTTTCTACATTTACTTGATTTGTTTGTTTAAGCAACTCTTTTAGTGTATTATCTAACAAAAATATTGCTACCATATTTAAAGTAAATAAAAGAATTAATGCTGTTATTACTAGTAATTCCATTATCTTCTCCTCCTTGAAATTGGTTTATTTACATGTACATTAATAGGTGTATTTATATCTTTATATCCTAAATCCTCTAATTCAGTTATAGTATAATTTCCTTTAGGTAAAATTATTTTTTTAGACATAGGACTTTGCCACATTGTACAGAAATATCTTATTGCATCTGGCATGTGTGTTAATTCGTGTGGTTCTACTGCTACGTCGTTTGGATTTTTCTCATCATGTTGTACTGCAGGTAATGTTCTTATTAGGTTTCTACAATTACTAAATATCTTTAGCTTAGAAGTTGGTATCCCTTGTTCATCATTAAATACTCTTAACCACTCATGTACTGCAAGCCAACCTGTTATTCTATTATTATCTGCTTTAGTTAAATATTGACCATTTTGTGCAAATATATCTGCTGTACTCTTTCCTGTATCTTTATTTCTGTTCCACAAGTCTGGTGGAGCATAATCTGTTGTTATCTTCTCATCTGTCATAGCATTTATTTTCTCTGCTGCTGCAGATACAATTAAGTTTGGTTCGTAGAATTCTTTATAAGCATAAGCATTTAAGTGGTAGTCCATTGCTATCCATACAGTTGCACACATATCTAATCCATAGTCTCTAGTTCTAAATATCCTCCAATCTTTTGGTATTACAAACGGTTTACACACATGTACATCACGTCTAAATTCACTAAAGAATTGACCATCAAATATATCCCAGTCTCCATATAAAAGTGCTTTTCTTTCTTTTTCTGGTAACAATTCAAGTCTGTTAATATAATCTGGGTCGCTATCCATCATGAATATATTGTCTTGTACTAAAGAAGGAATAAATACAACAGTACTTTTCTTGTTATTTTCTAATGTAATTTCGTGTATTTTGTTTGGCTCTCCTGAATTGATAAATCTTTCTTTTACCCATTCATGTCCTATTCCTCCTGGGTTAGTAGAGCTCTTTATTCTTTTTGGATATGGATTAGCACCACGACATCTTGAAATCATATATGTATACATAAATTCAGTAAAATGTGTTAATTCATCAAATCGAATTACATCATATTCTGCTGATTGATATTGATAAACATCTTTTTCTGTTGCTATGTATGAAAAATCTATTATACTTCCATTTCTAAATGTCCATGTATGTTTTGAGCTATTATATGTTGCTACGTCTCTTGGATAAAATTCTAAGCTAGTTCTTATTATTGATTTTTCTAATTCTGGAAATGTTGTACGGAATATTATTTGTTTTGACTTAGGGTAAGTTAATGCATATAGTAAAGCATCTACTAGTTGTCCATAACTTTTGCTCAGCCGCCTCCCGCAGCACCGTCCAAACAATGTTTCAAAAGCTTCTGAATTAATAAATTGTTCTTGCTTTTCTGTAATGTCGATGTCGAGAGACATAATTTAACCACCTTCTTTCAAATATTGAAAAGTATTATTTCTTATTTGTTTTCTTCTTCCCTTTAGCACATCTGTAATATGTCTTGAGTTAAAAAATCTTTCTGCTTCTGATACACTTTTCCAATATCTTATTTCTCCTGTTAATGTATCTATAGATTTTATAGGTTTTCTTTTATTTCCCCAAGGAATTAAGTTTCCATTTCTTATTGCGTGTTCAGTATTTTCTGAACTTGTAACCCATTCTAAATTGTCTACATTATTATTTGTCCTATCGCAATCAATGTGATTTATTTCACTCTTTACTGTAGGAGGAGGTAAAAAAGCTTTTGCTACTAAACTATGTATTGTTACCTTATATCTTTTGCTGGTATTGTTAAATCTTATATAGATATACTTGTATCCATTAGGAGCTATCCAAGGTTTTAAAATTTGAAAATTCTTTTTCTTGTTTGTTCCTCCAACGCCTCTTTTACTTCTAATTCTTCCTAAAGTACTAATTTCGTAGTCGTCATTTGTATTTGGTATTACTTTCCATACCTCATTCATATTGATACCTCCTTAAAAGTGTGGTAACTCCTCTTTTCATAATTATATTATGTTAATTAAGTGGGTATTTCTTCCGTGGAGAATTGGCATTTTATCGCCTGTAAGTATTGATATTACTGTTCTTAACATAATATATTTCAGTTTTTCTTTTTTACGTTGATATTTACCTCAAAAGGCTTGTCCTGAGTGAGATTTACGTTTTCTTTAAACATTCCAAGATGTTTTCCTAGTAATTCTAGTGCTTTTGTCTTATCGTTTGTTTTAAATTCAACTGTTTGTTCTGGTATATGTTCAAGTGGTATTTCATCGTTAGTTTTACTTAAAGATATTTTCATTGCCCCTGCTTTTTGCAGTATCTTTACTCCACTTATTGCTTTGGCTGTGTCATCGTCTAATTCAGTAACTTTTTTCAATGTACCATTTTCATTGTAAATGTCTTTTATATTGAAAAGTGCTATTTTAGCTAATTCTTGTATTATTTTTTTTTGTGTTATTTCTGTTTTCTCTTCTATTTCTTTTTGCTTTTCTGAAATATATTTTTGAATGTTGGTCTTTGTTAGTAATTTGCTTGCATTTGTTCTTGCTGTTAAATCTGATTTACAACTCTTGTAAGCGGTCTTATATGCTCTACTTGCATTAAAGTCTATTAAGTATTCATCACAAAATCTTTTCTGTGCATTAGTCATTTACAAGCTCCTTTTCTACTTCTTTTATGTATCGTTCTACTATTTCATTTATAAAGTCATTACTACATGCTACTATGTCACATAATATCTCTTCTGTTATTTCTGTTACGTTATATAATCCATAGCTCCACATATAACAATGTGCTAATTCATGTTTTAATGTTCTTATCTTCTGAGAAGTACACATATTCTTATTTATATAAATAGTATGTATTGGATATTTAGTTACACCAAAGGTATAATATACTTTTCCTTCGTTTTCTTCTTTGTACATTTCATCTAGTTTTTCTTTCTCTAGCTCTTCTATTGTCCATTCTGTATTATTTACTATAAATTTCATAACTTACTCCTCTTTATAGCTCTTTTATAAATTTTCCATAATTTGCTGCTACTTGATGTTCTATTCTGCAACCTCTTGCATTTTCCCAATCTGGCATAAATATTACAGCATCTACTTTTCCTATTGCCTCTATTGATTTTGCTAAATAATAAATACTTTCGTCACAATCTTTTGGTGCTTCTTCTGTAAATATTGTATCTAATACATAATGTCCTTGTTTTTGTAATTCATCTACTAATTGTTGTCTCTCCCTTCTTATACGTTCTGGACTTTTATTTCTCATAGGTTGACTTATCATTATTCTCATGTTTTTTCTCCTCTCTATTTTTTTATATAAACACTATGTAAGATATAAAAGTAGCTCAGCTCTACTTATGCTCCTAAGTTTTTCTTTTTAGCAGGGGGAACATAAACCGTAATTTAATACGTTAAACCCGATTTCTGATTGTTTTATATATCCTACATACTATTTATAGTGATTTTTGCTAGTAGGTAGCCCACACGCCCCTTGCTAGCCAGGTTTACTCCTGTTTGACTTTTAGTGTAGATAAGGATTTGCACCTTATATGAATAACTTCTGAGCTTTACTTAAACTTATCTACTGGGATATCTCCGCCACTACTTCATAATCTATTTAAGGTCAATTATGTTCGTGCGTTATTCTGCACCTGCACAGTGTCTACTATTACCATTCAGCGACGTTGGCGCTTATCGCCGTTTAGTTTTACCATATTACGCACTAAACGTAATATGTCTATTCCACCACTACACTAATGATAGCTACAAAAATAAAATGAAACCATGAAAGCCCTCTCTATCTTTCAGTTATGGGGCTTGGTTGCGATGGTTAGAATTGAACTAACTTACTCTAGTTTATGAGACTAGCGAGATACCGTTTCTCTACAATCGCAATATATAGACTTAACTAGCATTGTCTATGATAAATTTTATTTAAAAGGAAATTTGCTTATAAAATATTAGAAAAACATTATTTTTCTTAGTTTATACGAGCGAAAGAAGGATATATTAATTAGCTAGTATCGTTAATATTTTATTTAAAGAGTAGTAGACGCTTACTACTCTTACACCACCGTAACCTTGGGATTTTGACTTTTCCAGTCTGGTCACGAATACTTGGGGTTATTTCTTCTTTTCAGGAGAAAAAATGATAAATTACTAAGACAGTATGTAAGTTTTCATTACCTACATTACTACCATATTAATTGTATCAAAAAAAAAGGGCTATTTTTCCCTATTTTTTCTGCCCTCTTTAAATTATTCCAAATTCTTGTGCTAAATAATATATAGATTTATTGTATATATTGTAGTAAGTATTCTTATTAATGTGTTTCATCTGTTCACAATATGTAAAATCGCAGTTTTCTTTAAATATTAGTTCAAATACTTCTTTTTCAAAACTATTTAGCCTGTTTATTACATTTTCTACATAGTTAATTCTTTCTTGACAATATAGTAATGTTCTTGTACTGCAACTGGATTGTTTTATTAATCTATCTAGTTTGCTTTTATTAGTCCAATATTGTCTTAGTTCTCTTTCCATTTGTTTTTTTATTTCTTTTGAAACTTTTTGCATTCTTTTCTTCTCCTTTTGCGAAAAAAATTAAACTTAAAAGTCCGTCTTTTTCTGTTAATATAGCATTGTTCTCTTTACTGAAATAGTCCTCTGTTGACATGTCTTTTCTATATATACTCCATTTTGATATATTCCCTTGATTATTATCTAATTCTCTACAAATGTGAAAATTATCTCGATTAACTGGTTTTATAATATTGTGAAATAATTCATATGGTATTGCACCAGTTCTTCTATATATTTCTATTCCTTTTTCAAAATCTAATCTCTTTTTTATTTCTTGCATTATGTACTCTTCAATAATATTCACTATAGCTAATAGCTGTACAAAAAGTATAAGAAATATATTATATGGACTTGGCATTAATGTAAGAATAAGTATAGTTATTGTTGCTACAACGATATAAATTCCTAAAAACATATTTTTTAATGTTTGTATGATATTATATCTGTTTTTAGATAATAGAAAATCTAGTTCCATATTACTGCTCCTTCCATTTTATTTTATTTTTACTATTTACTATCTCTGTGAAAGTTATTCCATACTCTTTTAATTCATTTACACAGTCATCTATACTTAAATAGCCTTCTTTGAAACAGTCTATATTGTTCCATATTCTTGACATAACTTCAGTTAATCTTTTCTTTCCAAATCCACATACATAATGTAAAGTATATGCCACTGTAATACCATATAAGTCTAAATAATCATTTATCAATTGTTTCGATTTTTGTTCACTTTCTATTATTATCCCATTGTGTACATCATCTATCCATTTCATTAACTGTTTTTCATCTTTTTGTATAAGTATTTTACTTAGTTGTTTTCTTTGTCTATGTGTTAATTCCATCGTTATTCCCCATTTCTGATATTAAATAATCATATAATTTTTCTGGTGTAGTTAAATCTATTTCTACCCCATCAACTTCTAAATCTCCTAAGCTAAAATCTCTACCATAATTACACTCATATATCCACCAACTTATTACTTCTCCTTTGTCATTAAACATATTTTCTAACAACTTCACTACTACTGTTTCATGTCCTATACATATACTACCTGCATTCATAAAGTCTCTTTCTCTATTTTCTATATTGTCTTTAAATAAATCATCTATTTTGTTCTGTAAATCGTTATAATCTCTCAATCTGTTAATAATATCAACAAATTCTTGTTTCGTTATCATATTAAACTCCTTCATTATTAAATATCTCTTTTCTTACATTTGTTATTTTAAAATTTTCTTCTGGTATTTTGCTAAATGCTTCTAAATTGTAAATGTTATGTTCATAATTGTAGCAAGAATACTCTCTGCAAATTAAAGGTCTATTTTCGTATATATCACACTCATTTTTGTAATTTAGAAAAGGACAAATATTATACCAATCTTTATTTAGTAAATGTTTATTTTCTTTTATTGCTAATTTTTTCATAGTCTTTATTTCTTCTTTTTGAAGCGGTAAATAGTTAGAACAGCATTTCCCACACTTATAACATTCAAATTTCATTTTATCAATCCTCTCCAGTAACTAATCGTTTCTTTCCTCTTAACATGAAATTATTGTGCAGCAATTTAATCTTTTAACAAATTCTTGCTTTGTAAACTTCATGTTCTCGTTAAAGTTTTTTATGTTTCTAAATCCATCTTCGTCTAGTATTTTTATATGTTCTTTTTTTTCTAATTCTCTACACCACCCTTTGTATGTCTTTATATTTATTGTATCTTCTTGCATTTTTTGTTTTGATAATCTATCATTTTCTTTAACTAAATCTATTATTTGTTGTAATGGTATGTTTTCTATCTCTCTATGTATTCTTTCTGCCTTATATTTTATTTTCAAGTCTTTTACTATCTGGTAAGCTTTTTCTTTTTCTACTTTTACAACTTTAAATCTATATTTTCTTGCATCATTTCCAATAAATTTAAACAATAAGGTGTTTGCACCTTTTTCTGTTGTTTCACATATTCTATGAAATTGATATTCTTTCTTTAAATTGTTATAAACCATATATCTATATCCTTTATTCATTTTATCATTTATCATTGTAACCCCTTCTTTTATATGCTTCTTACTTCTATTTCTAATACATCTGTTTCAAAGTCGTATCTTATATTTTTATTTGCTCTTTCATATATATTGTTTAAGATACAGTACTCTGTTATATCATTTATTATCATTAGTGTACCTTCTAAATCTGTTTCTGTTTCAATTTCACATATTGTTTTATCATCATTATCTATATTTAATAATCTTATTTTCATAGTTTATTCCTCCTCAAAGTAATCTAATATTGCATTTGCTAATTCTTTTGCTTTATCTTCTTGTATTACTATTTGCAATCCATTAAATGTTATTATTACTTCTTCATCATTAAAATTAAATACCATTGTTATTCTCCTTTCTCTAACAATTCTGGATTATCATATATATTGCCAATTACTTCCGCTTCTACATACTCTAAAGCTTGTCCAATAACATCACTGTCAAAGTAGTAATCTCCTATTGGTACTAATTGAAAATATCCGTATTTACCATTCCATTTTACACAAGCTCTATCTACATTTATCTTTACTATATCTCCTTCGTAGATTTCTTTTCTATTTTTATCTTTTAATCCTGTAAATTGCATTAATATCATATCTTCTAAATCAAAATAATCATTATATTGGTCTGTTCTTATAGCTAATCTACCACCATAAAATGTATCTTCAAAGTCTAACTCTTGTACTTTTAACATTTCTTTATTTTCATTATCCCAAGCTCTAAATTTAATTTCTCTCATACTATTCTCCTTTCTCATAAGCCTTTTTTCCTTGTTTATATATTTCTTCTGCTCTTTTAAAATCTATCATTGTTAAAACTTCACACATTGTTTCATATGCCATTTTATTAATCTCTTTTCCATTTTTACCTAGTTTTATTCCTTCTGGCATTACCTTTGAGTTTCTTATAATCATAAATAATGCTATTTTATATTTGTGTTTCATTTCATTTAGTTTAAGAATAATCTCATTACTATCTTTTAAAATATCTTGAATTTCTTTAAACTTTTGTCTTAATTCTTTCTTGTTCATTTCTTCAATTTGTTTATCTGTATATACTTTTAATTTTTCAATATCACTCATTTTTATTTTTCTCACTTTCTTAAAATAGTTCTATTTTTATACTTTTTTTAATAAACTTGTACTACTTTTTTATATTAAGTTTGTTATTTTTAATATGTAACTCTAATAATATAAGCATCTTCATTTTCGTAACTTCTATCAATAAATAATCTTAAATCATTCATTTTATCTATGCTCATTGCATTGATAGTTATTCCACCATGCAATCCGCCTATTTGTTGTGTTACTGCAAACTTTACTATATTTTCAAGTGTTTTATTATCTATTAGAGTTTCAAACTGTTGTTGTAGTTTATGATTTAATAATTCGCTTGTTTCTAGTTGTTCTTTTAAATGTTTTATTTCTGCATTACATCTTTTCACTTTGCTTTTTACGCTCATTATTCTATTCTCCTTTCACTTTATAGCAATTTAATCTATTTATTCGCCTCATAAAAAGCTTTTGCAAATCCGTAATGGAGTCATGCTTCTTAGTACTGTTCTTTTACTTAAACCTGTCTTTTCTAAATACCCTTCTGGAATTTGTTTTAAATCTGCAAAATGTTCTACACAACTTACAAAATCCCTGGCACCGCAATTATGTTGGTATTCTCTTGGTTTTACTATGTGCTTTTTTGGTTCTTTAAACTCTCCCCATATAGCTGTTTTTTTAGTATAAGGGTCTCCATATTCAAAAGGGTCAAATACTAATGCTGGCTTACCTAAAAATCTTTTTAAATATCCACTATAAGGATTTTCTAATGCCCAAAAATGTAGCCCTTGTCCAACTCTATAGTTTTCATATAAGCATGTATGTATAATTCTTAAACAAGCATTTACTATTTCCATACCACTTTTTAAATCTCTTGGCTTTTTTGCCGTCTTATCATTTCTAGCTATACTAAACATTGTACAAGGTGGAGCTGCTAATATTCCATAAACGTTTTTAGGTGGTTCGTATTGGCACACATCATAATCTGGTAATGTTATAATTTTTACATCATAGCCATTTTCTTTATAATATTTGCTCCAGGAGCCAGTTCCTCCACATAAATCTAATATTATTTTACTGTGATTATTTTTATCAATCATCTTATTTTTTTTACCTCTCTTTTAAATTTTATAGCAATTTGCATTATACTGTTCATGTGTTAATATTGTTTTTATATATATTTTAGTAATATCAAATCCCTCAACACCTAAATATTCTTTATTACTTCTAGCATCTCTATAGCTCTTTACTCTACCAACTTTTAATTTACTTAAAGAATTAACTTGATATTCTACTATATCTCCTACTTCTATTAAGTCTATAATGTTCTCTGAGAAGTTCTCTACCGCAGCACTATCGCACCAATCTTCATCATATGCTCCAAAATAAATAGCTTTTTTATTTACTTGATTTTCTCTAATTCCAATTACTCTTACTATTTCTCCTGTATTAAGCCTTGCATAATCACTTTTTTTTATATTGTTCTGAACATGTAGAGCATAACCAACATTACTATCATCTCTTTTTAGATACTCTTTTTTACTTATACATCTATCTTTTATTTCTTCCACTGCTATTTCTCCTCTGTAGAATTATCTAAAATAAATTGTTTTACAGTTTGTCCATTATATTTATATGCTCTATCGTCAATATACATTTGTGCTGGCAATTTTCTATTAGTTACTCCTATTAAATTTGTTTCTTTCCAAAATGTTTCATTGTCATTTACTCTTACTGCTTCACACCAAAATCCTTGTTTATTCCACCAACTAATTATTTGGTATGGTTCTCTTGTAGAACATATAAAAATTGGTATTCCTGCCTTTTGTAAAAATAACATTAAATCTAATACATTTTTATTGTATTCGTCGTAAATATTCCCATCTTGCCAACCTTTACTATATTTATGTATCACTCCGTCAAAATCAAAACATACTGCGTGTCCTTTTTCTAATTTTAAATCTAATTTTTTTATTTCCATCTTCTCTACTCCTTTTCTGCTTTACTTTTAAAATATTGTTTTGTACAATTAAGCATTTTCTCGTGTGTACAATCTTCTTCAATATCTGTTTCACAATCACATTTTATTGCACATACTGTATCGTCTACTATTGCACTACTTACTATATGTTCTGCCATTAAATCTATTATCTTATCTTTCTTTTTATTTTCTTCTTGCTGTTCTTGTAGCATAGATAATACTGTTTCTTGTATGTTTATTAATTCATCTGCCTTCTGAATTTTATCTTTGTTTCTTTTTTCGTAATCTATCCAATGTTGCATTGTGCTTATTGCTTCTTCTTGTTCTTTTGTCATTGCTTGTCATCCCCTTAAACCTAGTTTCATTCCAACATAATTTATACAATCTGTAAGTCTTATTGTTTCGTCTTTGTTTATATTTCCATATTTGCTACATTCATATCTATTCATAACTGTATTACTTGTTAAGATATTAAATATAAATCCTAATACTAACTCTTCTTTTCGTTTATCGAATTTTATCTCTTCATTTACTATTGATTTTATATATTCTATTTTTTCTTGCTTTTCTCTTTCTTTTTTAGTCACTCTTCTAACCTCCTTCTAATCCCAAATTAAATTTGCATAACATTTTTGACATACAGTTACACTATCTTGTCTATCTACTGTGAATAGTTTTTCTGTTTCTTCATCAAATTCATAATGCATATTATCTATTCGTACTTGTTTTTTAGGTATTTCTTTTTTACATATTCCACATTTCATTTTTTCTATTTTCCTCCTTCTAAAAGTTCTTGTAAGACTAAAATTTTAATTACTAATTCGTCTATATATTTTCTTACATTTTTATTTGGAACATTTATAACTATATCTGTATCTAAATTTCCGTATTCTGATAAAATTTCATCATATTCATTTTTCAATTCTTCTATCTTATCTTTTACTTTTTGTTTTGGTATGTACTCGTTATCAAAAATATTCATTATTTGTTTTATTGTAAATCCTTTCTTCCATAACTCTATAATCTCTGTACTAGACATTACATTCCTCCCATTTTAAGTCTTTCTGTTTTTCTAGTATTGTGTATTGTTTCCATATATCTTTTGAGAATTTAATTAACCTAAAATTTTCTTTACTGTATGTTTTAGTGCTATATTCTGTTCTTTTTATAGTATCTTCATTCATAAGTGCTATAACTAAGTCTCTAGCTAAATTTCCAGTTGCCTTGCATTGTTTCTTATATATTCCATAACCTTGTTTTAGATTGTCTCTATCTGTTTCAAATACAGCACATATATCAAAACTTACAATTCCAGATAAAAAATGAATTGCTTGTTTAATATCAATTTCGCTTTCATCGAAAAAACAAAATCCAATACTATCTGACTTAAAGCCCATTTCTCTGTGATTGTTGTTATTTATTAATACCTTTCCTGTCTTGTACATTTCAAATTCACTATTACTCATAAATCTAAACACTCTCATATATTATTTTCTCCTTTTTCTGCTCCCATTCTAACTGCTTGTTGTATATCCGCTTTAGTTAATACGCCTTTTAAAATTAATTGCTCAGTCATACTCGCTATACCTACAAGTAATTCTATTTTGTCTCTAAATATATATCTTTGTATAGAATTTGGCTCGCCCTTCTTCTTAGTAATAACTATTGAATATTCAGAATTTATATATGCTTTTCTTGTTTCTATATTCATTTTTAACCTCCAATTAATTCTTTAATAACTCCATTTATTAATTCCCCAAGTTTATCTACAGTAGGTTGTCCAGTTAGATTTAATTTTTTTGCTATATATCCTGGTGCTTTTTCGTTAGCATTTATATCAAAGCCAAAAGCTCCAAAACCAATTATTGATACAAATAATTCATTTCCTCTAATTCCTCTTTGTAGATAATTACCTAGTTGTTTATAAGCTCTATAACTAAACAATATATCTAAGTGTGTATATTTCTCGTCACTCCAACCTATAATTACATTTTGTTCTCTTTTTAAATTTTCTGCTATATCTTTGTATGTATGTTCATCATTTATTACATCTCCATATACATCTGCTCTCATTTAATAACCCCATTTCTATTTTTATTTAATTAATACTAAACTTAAATTTTTATATTTGTACTCAAACATTTTCTGTTTTAACTTGAATTCTTTTGTTTCAAATCCTTTTACATCTTCTACAACTATGCAGTTTTTTTCTACATCTAAATACATAAAGTCAGCTGTATATGTAATTGCTTTATATCTTTTTCCATTTTTTATAAAAGCTTCTTGTAATTCAAATTTAGGTTGTAATTCTAAACTTTTTATTTTATTTGCTTTTTCTAATAAACATAATTCTTTATATCTTTTGCTCTCTGCTATGCTGTCAAATACATAGTTATCTACTGTAACTTTTTTGTTATGATATTTACTCATTTCTTTATCCTCCTAAATAGTTGGTATATGTTTTTCTTGTTTACTTAAAATCTGTTTGTTTGTATCTATGTACTTCACGTTGCCCAGAACAATATTTTTTAATGTTTTTGCTTTTTCTTCATTCGTTAATTTTAGAAATTCTTGACTATTTATTGTTAGCATCGTATCACTCCTTTAAACTCACTATTTCTTTTATTAAATTTCAAATAAACTTTGCCAGTTTCTCCAGCTCTTTGCTTAGCAACTTTGAGTGTAATATCTTCTAAAGTGCCTTCTGTGTTTTCATTTTCTTTGTACAAAAACAACACATTATCTGCATCTTGTTCTATTGAACCAGACTCTCTTAAATCTGCTAGAGTAGGTTCATTCTTACTTGCGTTTCTGTTTAACTGACACAAGCCTACAATTGTAATGTTTAACTCTAAACTTAATAATTTAAGAGTTCTAGTTATATCTGCTACCTCTTGTTCCCTATTGTTGAATTTGCCTTTGTTTTTTACTAGCTGTATGTAGTCTATAATTAGCAAACTTAAGTCTTTTTTATTTTTTAGTTTTCTTGTTACAGTTTCTATTTGCTGTAGTGTCATAGCGTTTGTTATTAAGTGAATTGGTAATTCTGCAATTTCTGAACTTGCTATAGCAATTTTGTTTAAATCATCTTGTTCAAGTGTAGACATACGCATTTTATAAGAGTTTATTCTTGTTTTCCTTGCAAGCATTTTTTGTATAACTTGATAATCTGACATCTCAAGGCTTATTATTCCTACGTTTACCCCTTTACTAGCAACATGTTCTGCTATCTGTAGTCCTAATGTGGTCTTACCCACTCCTGGTCTAGCTCCGAATAATTGTCAGCTCTTGTCTATGTAAACCACATAGCATATCGTCTAAGTCTTGAATTCCAGTGTATAGTGAATAATCCATGCCTTTTAGTACGTTATTTTCAATTGTTTCAACAGTATCTGAAACTTGCTGCATAAAGCTTTTTTCTGTCAACTCTGATTGCTCAATTTTGTTTATGTTTTGAACTATTGATTGAGCAATAATATCTATGTCGTCTGCATCTTCAATAACAGCTTCCTGACTAGATTTAAGTAAATCAAATATTTTTCTTTTTTTAGACAATTGTATTAACTCTTTGTATACACTATCTGCCGTTGCAGTTCGTACGTACTCTCCAAGTCCAGATAAATACTTTAAAACTTGATTTTTATTTGCTTTAATCCTAGAGCTTATGCTAAAGATTGATATTTCTTCATTTCTTGATTTTAGCTCATTTATAGCTCTTACAATCTTTCTGTTTCTGTCTGAAACAAAGTCATCTTCATTAAGCACAAAAGCTTCTTGCTCATAAATCACATAAAACAAAACAGCTTTTTCTATTTCCTCATTCCACATGGACTCTTCCTTTCTTGATAAGCTCTTCAATCGTTATTTTTTTCTGCATTAGTAAGCCATATTCTTCGTTCGTTAGGCATGATAGGTCGACACTCTTAAACTTGTCCTTATTCTTTTCTTTTTCATTAGGCGGAACATATCCGTCTCTTCTTGCCCATGTTTTTAGGGTCAGTAAAAAATCCTTGTACTTTCTTCCTGATTTTTGGATATATTCATCTAAGGACTGTATTCTTTTTTCATAATCGTTTGGAAAATATGCTTTTAGTTTTTCGTATTCTTCATCACTAAACAAAACGTGTTGATATTCTCCATACGCTTTCTTTTTACTTTCTTTTTTTAGTTTCGTTTCTTTTCTTTTATTTAATGTGTTCCTAACTTGCTTACCAACTTGCTTACCATCTTGCGTACTAACTTGCTTACCAATTTGATTACTTTCTTGCTTACTTTTTGCTATAGTAATCATTTTATAGTTAGTTGCTTTTGTGCCATTTACCTTAAAATCTATTAATCCATATTGCTTTAATGCATTCCTTGCCTTTAAAACTCCAGAACGTGACATTCCAGTGTTCAATTCAAGCGTAAGATTCGGTACAGTAAACCACTCTATCCAAGTGCATCTATTGTTTATCGCCATTAAGGCATGCCATAAAGCAATTTGCCCTGTAGATAACTGTTTAACTTGCACTAAATCGTAAAACGCGAGAATTTCAGCTAAGTAATTCATTTTTTCCTCCTATAGATTAATCTTTTAATAATTCTTCTATCGCTTGTTCTAATCCTTCTTTGTCTATCTTTATAACTTTTGTCTCTGTATTTGACCTTTGTATTGCATGTGTAACTTCATTCATTATCATTTCAACACTCGCTCCAGAATCTAATAATGCTGCTATAAAGCTTTCTAATCCATCTAGTAATAATTTTCCTTTACCTTTACATTGAACTTTATTAGTTTTGCCATCTCCTGTTATATGTATTTCAAATTTATTCCTCATTTTTTTACATAACACCCCACTTTCTATAAATTAATTTTTCTTTACTCCAATTTGCTCCGTAAATGCCTTTTAAATAGCTTTCTACTATGTCGTCATATAATTTAGTATTTAATCCATTATCTTGCTCTCTGTGGCATTCTGAACAACCTGTATAGATATTTTCTGGTATTCCCAATCCCCCTGCACTTCGTGGTATAAAATGACAACATGAGCATTCAATTGGAACATATTTGTGGCAGAATATACATCTGTGATTATCTCTTTTCCAAACAATTTCTTTTACCTTCTTTGATATCTCTGTTGCTTTTGTTTGTTTATGCTTATGTCCTTTTATATACTTTTGTTTTTCGTTTTTCTTTTTAGACGGTTTAGAAAAAGTAAATAATGTATAATCTATTGACATTTTTACACCTCTAATGTAGGTATTTCTAACTCACTGCACAATTGAATTGTTATATCTAAAAGCTCTGTCATTTCCTTTGTATTCATTTTTGAGCTACCAAGATATACTTTGTATATGTTGCACTCTTTATTGTTTACAAGCTGCTTTCGTATAAATTTAACCCCTCTAAATGTTTTTCTTAATGCTTCTTCCATTTCTGTTGCTGTTATAATGTATTCAGATTTGGCATCTGCTCTTTCTAATAATGCACAATATACTTCCATGTCTTCTTGGTTTTGCTGTTTAGCAATTTTATGTATTAATTCCCAAAGTAACTTATTTTGTTGTAAACTTCTTGTCGTTTTCTTTTCTTTTACTTCAAAGAATTTTGTATTATCTTGTTCTAGCAACCAAGTTATAGCTTGTTTTTGTGTTCCTACCATAGTTCTACTTCCTTTAAAATTGTTTTAACAAATATTGTTTTTCAAAATCTGACAGTTTAAAACCTTGTATATTATCCATTTTTTCTTCAAAATCTTTTTTATTTAAAAATATTTGTGATTTATGACAAGCAAATTTAACCTTTCCATAAGAATCAATAATATAACTTTTTCTTGATTTACTTTCCCCATATATTCTAACCTTTTGCAATTTATACTCAGGCTCATTATTCCAGTCATTACTTGATAGGTTTACTATAATTCTTCTTGCTTTTATATATTTATTATCCATATTATTCTCTGTCCCCCATATCTGCATTTGCGTCATAATAAGCAGCATAAGCATCCATCATTTCACTTTCTAACTGTTGTTGTTCTATTTTTTTATCTGGCATATTATTTATAGCTTTAAATATTGATAAATATTGTTCTTTGGTTAAATCTGCTGTATTACTAATACCGTAATTCTTCTGTAAATTATGAACTACATCTATTCCCTTGCGTACCATCAAAGCATGTATAGATTTAGCTTCTACATCTGTTACTTTATTGTTTGTACTCTTCTTAGTTCCATTTTTATTTACAATATTCATATTGTCAGGACTTCCAGTTTGGTCTGGGTCATCTCCAGTTATAATTTTATAAGCTTTCATTAATGCATATTTATCCCCATAAGTCATAGCTTTACCAGGTGCTTTATCTTGTGTATCCACGCCATCTCCATATGTTGTAATATCTATAAATTCTTCTGGTTTTTCTATATTTACAAACCTATAGACAGTTTTTAATCTCATAAATATTTGATTACTTCTTGTAATTTTTTTGTTATATTCTTTCTCAGTTTGCAAAATTGCATTGTCCACAATTTCTCTGTTAAATGGATATGAATATACTTTATATTTTTCTTCTAATTTTTTTACAGCTGTTAATACATCTGCTTCTCCAACTGCTTTATATTGACTTTGCCCCACTCCAACTTCTAAATTTTTGGCTACTTTCTTTATTTCAGATGTTATTGCTAATAATTTTTCGTATATATTCATTCTGTTTTACCTCCATAATTTTCATTGTAGTAGTTACAAAACTTACAGCAACTACAGTATTCTAAACATTTTCTATCTTCGCCTTTTCTTATTTCTAATTCTAGGCTTTCATCTTGTTTTAAATGTTCTTCTGCTTCTTGTAATGTGTCATATACTCTTAATGCTCTTTTGTTTCCCTTTTTCTTTACAGCATATTTATCTCCATCATTCCACCTAGCTTCTTCACTACAAATTGGAAGTTTGTCATCTTCTGTATTTTCATATTTCTTTATTTCTTCAAATTTTTTCACTATAAATTTTTCAATTTCTTCAAAATCCTTATTGGTAAAATCAAATTGTTTTATATAAACTGGATATTGTGGATATGTACTATCAACTTTTGCCTTTGTTTTACTATGGTCTTTAATAACTGCTACTATTTGTCCTTTTTCTACTTCAAATCCCATTTTTTTAAATGCCCATGCATACATTAAAAGTTGCTTTCTATACTCTTCCCAGTCATCATAAACTACTTTCCAAACAGAACATGTTTTATAATCTGTTACAGTCTTAGTTTCTGCATTAAATAAATCTGCTTGTCCTGACAATTTATATCCATCAAAAACTTCTTCTGCAAAGTGTTCCTCTTTAAACTCTGTATTTTCTTCCTTGCTGTTTTCTAATACACTGTGTACTGCTGTACCAAAGATTAACCATATCATGTCTGCTACATCTTGTTCTATTTCATTATTATGCCTTCTTGTTAGTAAAATTTCTCTTACATCTTTTAGTATTGAAGTAACACTGTATTGCTTATCTTTATACTCATATTCTCTTTCTACAGCACTTTTAAATGTCTTTGGTAAGTTTAATTTATTTGTTATTAGCATCTTTTTCCCCCTTGCAAATAAAAACTATTTGTGTTATTATTTGTGTATAATTAATTTAAATAACCTCCGTGTATTAGATATGTACCTTGTCTAATACACTTTTTATTTTGTTTTGTAGATTTGTTACACTATTGAATTGTTGCATACTATTTATCTTTTTTATTTCATATAAAGCTGCTTGATATATTGCGTACTGAGTTTTTGATTGTTCAACCATCTTATCTTTCTCTTTTGCTTCTTGCCTTAATTCAACTATCTTTTTTTCTGCATTTTTTAATGAGTACCTAGTTTCTTTTAAAAGCGATTGATTTTCATTTTTTCTAAATAACACATAATTCCCTCCTTTCACTATTGACTTATTTATATTTTTATGTTAATATATAATTTATAAACAATTCGTTGTGACTACACTTTATGTGTAGTCTATTTTTTATGTATTATTTCAATAATATCTACTTCTAATGCGTTTGCAATTTTTTGCAAAGTAGATAACCTAAAATCATTTATTCGACTATGTTCTATTTTATCTATAGTATAACGACTTAATCCTGTTATTTTTGACAGTCTTTCCATAGACAAGTGTTTTTCTTGTCTTATTTTTCTGATATTATCTCCTATCATTTATCTATTCCTCCAAACAAAAAAACCAAGATGTAAAGTTAAATTTACATCTTGGTTATTGTTACATTTATTGGTAATAAACTTTGATTTTGTGCAATAAGGGATATTAAAAAATAATAGAAACAATCTATTTTATCCCCTATTTCTTTAAATCTTCGCCTTTTATATAAACAATTCGATGTAAAATTTTCTCTTAT